GCCTTTTCCTTCAGGTCAATGGTCGCCGGCGCGTTGTTTTCGTTTGCCATGCGTTTCTCCCTTTCTGCTCCCAAAACCCAAAGAAGAGGGAGAGGCGTTTCCGCCCCTCCCGTGCTTCATCAGGTGGTTCCGCCGGTCTGCGCGCCGCCGGTCTGCGTGCTGATGCCGGCCTTGGTGTTCAGCCAGGTTTTCGCCGCTTCGCGGGTCGTGAAGGCCGCTTCGTCGTTCCAGACGCCCTTGCCAGCCGGGGTGCTCAGGTGCACGATGGTGCCCCGCCAGTCCAGCGTGGGATGGTTCCACTCGACGCTCTGGGTCTTGGTCCGGCTGGTCTCGCTGGTCCGGCTGAACTGCGCCCGATAGATCCACCGTGCCACATAGCCGCCGCTGGCGACGTCCTTCTTGTAGTAGCCGAAACCGACATACGGGCTCGCCTCATCGGTCACATGATAGACCGTGGGGCTGCTTCCGCTGCTCGACCAGCCCAGCAGGGTCGCCATCTTGCCAAGCTCGATCATGTTCAGCTCCAGCGTGCCGCTGATGCCGTTCGTGCCGCTGTCGATGTCCTGGACCTCGTCATCACCGTAATCTTCCTGCATGCTGGATTCGGCGTTGTACGCCGCTTCCACAGCCGTCCCGAGCACAAAGCCGTCCTCATAGGTGATGCTCGTGCCGTCGGTGTAGGTGTCCACCAGAGCAACGACAGGATAGCCCATTCCGAAAACGTTGCTGTTTCCTGTTGCCATGGTTCAGTCCTCCTTGTTAACTGTTCATAATCTCATTGATCTGCCGGTCAACCTCCGCCGCCATCGCCGCCTGTGCTTTCGCCCGGCTCTGGCTGCTGGCTTTCCGGAATACCGGCTGCCGGCTCATGAAGTTCGTGCCGCTGTTGATGGACCGGGCCAACAGTTTCAGCGCTTTCCGGCGGCCTTTCACCATCCCGTAGCCTTCCGGCTCGCCGATGATGGTGTCAATCTCGCCGCCGCTTCCGCGAAATTTCGCAATGCCCGTTGCGTTCTTCAGTGCGGCCTTCTCTTCCGGGGTCGGAAGACGGGTGTCGCCTTCCCTGTGCCGGCGCGGTGCCGTCTGGATCTGCTCCACTGCGGCCTTGTACGCGTCCGCCACCACCGCGGCGCCCTCATACAGGCCCCTCGCGGCGATCCGTCCGCATTCCTCGCCCAGTTTGCTCAGCTGCCGGCTCGTTTCCTCCGTGCCGCTGGTTGTCATGCTTCCCGGCATCGTCTCACTCCTCCACAATCTGGAAGATGTACTCCCGCCGCAGCAGTTTCGTCACCTGGTCGGTCTCTTCCAGGTTCACATACCAGCTGGCCTCGCAGTGTTCATTCAGGATTGCTTCCAGCGCGGCCCAGATCAGCGGTGCCTGTCCCTGCGTATACACGTCAAGGCTGCCTTCCTGGATCAGGCCCTGGTGGAAATCGTCCCCGCCGTCCCGGCTCACGTCAAAGTCAATCTGGAATACTCCGTGATTGCCATTCGGCCGGGTGGCCCATTCGTATTCAGCAAGCGGGATCGCCTCACAGGCCAGCAGATCCGTCTTCAGATCCTCGTATCCCATCAGCTCACCCCCGCTGCGTTGCCGGTCTCCCGCTGGATTGTCAGCTCGATACCGTCCGCCGTGTTGATGTACGTCCGGATGATCCGCCAGCGTTCCTCATGGAATTCCACCAGCTTTTCGCCCTTGTACTCGAACGCGTGCGCCAGGATCAGCTTCAGTTCCGGGTTCAGTCCGGCCGCCTTCGCTTCGTACGTTTCGCTCTGGCCGATACTCTGCACCGTGCAGAACACCTTCCGCTGCGTTTCCTCCGGCTCGTCAAAAATGCCGTGTGCCTTCGGATCCTCCGCGATCAGGTTACAGACGTCTGCTCTCACCATCAGTCCGTCACCTCGCCGTAATCGGTGTACCCGCTCGCGTGCATCAGCCGGGTCACCTGCTGGTCATAGCTGGCCGCCAGCCGGTCATAGTCCGCGGGGCTCTGGAAGTGCATCCGGCAGTATGTCTTCACCGCCTGCAGCACCAGCTTGTCCTCGCCCATCTCGTCCGTGTCCACGCCGACGCTCTTCAGGTCCAGATAAGCGGCCTCGATCAGGTCGCTGATCTCGCTGTCATAGTCGCTGATGGTCACGTCCAGCGCCAGCTTCACCGCCGCCAGTGTTTCACCTGCCACTGCCATTTCCTTCACCTCACTAAAAGCAAGAGGCAGGGGATCACGCAGATCCCCCGCCCCTGTGTGTCATTGTCCGATTAGGACGCCGCCTTGGTGTAGCGCACCAGGCCGACGCCGGTGGGCTTGCCATCGCCCAGGGCCATGCCGCGGAACACGGTGGAACCGGTCCGGAAGGCCACGGAAGCGTCGCTCTCGACCTCGACGTCCTTCGCGAAGTTCCAGACATAGCCTTCCTTCAGGTCGCCGAAGATGATGTCGGTGCCAACGCCGTCTTCGATGATTACCGGGAAGCCAAACACGTTGTACTTCGCGGGCGCCTGGGGATCCGCGACCACAACGGGCTGCTTCTGGGTGGTGGTCACGTTCAGCACGTTGCCATAGAACGTGGCGCGGCTCATCACGAAGCAGGCGTTCGGATCGTACTGGGTCGGCAGGCTGCCGATGATGGTCAGCAGGTCGGCGTAGGTGATCGCGGCCTTGGTGTAGGTGCCTGTGGCGGTGATGGTGGCCAGGCCGGCGGGCTCATTGGTTCCGGTACCGGCGGCGACTTCAGCAGCCACCAGGCGGAAGATCTTGTTGGCCAGGCGGTCAACCAGCCAGTCCTCGAAAGCGGGGATGGCCATGGCCTTCACGTCCGCGGTGATCTCCACGGTCTTGATCAGCTTGTAGGCGCCCAGGGAAACAGGAGCCAGCGTGTCGGCGCCATCGGTGGCAGCGGTGCCCATGGCAACCACGGCCGCGGCGTTGATGGTGCCTTCCACGGGCAGGATCACGTTGCCGGGGATGTGCATCACATCGATGGCGTTCAGGATCGGGTAGAGCTCCATCTTGCCCCAGATCTTGTTGGCGGTCTCGGTGGGGATGGCAGCGGTGGCAACGACAGCGTTGCGCTCTTCGGCGGTCAGCTCCTTGCCCTGCAGGTTCTTCAGGAAAGCCTCCCGGTATTCGGGAGAATTAACGGCAAAACGATTTTCCATGTTCTTTTCCTCCTCGATGATTTTCTTGCCGTCCATCTTGGCGGCTTCTTCGGCCTTCCGGGCTTCTTCAGCCGCGGCGGCCTTGCGGTTCTCGATTTCAGCCTTCAGGGCTTCCATCTCTTTGATGCGGGCTTCCAGTTCATCGTTGTCCAGCGCGTCCCGCTTCTCTTCGCTGGTCTCGGCGATCAGTTCGTCCATCCTGGCCTGCAGCTGCTCGCCGTTCATCTCGGCAAAGTTCATTCTTCTTTGCCTCCTTTCAGGTTGTTCAGCCGCTCCAGCAGCGCCGTCCGGCGCTCTGCTTCGGCCTGTGCGGCCCGATCCTCCGCCAGCTTCTGTTTCGCACTCTCCAGTGAGGCCCGCACGCTGTCCAGCGTCTGGCCTTCGGAAGCTGCCTGGATGTCGGTCTGCTCGTATGCCGGGAAGGCCACGGCGCTGACCTCGTACACCTTGCGGATGCTCATGATCGTCCGCTTGGGGTATTCCGTCTCCATGTCCTCCCAGATATCCTTATCCGTGTCCACCACGAACATGAAGCTCATACCGCTCATGTCGCCGCGCTGAACAGCGGAATAAAGAGCCCTCGCCTCCGCGTTGTTCTCTGTGTCCAGATCCACGCGGATCTCCATGCCCCGGTCCGTCACGACCATCTGCATGGTGCTGTTCTCGTTGTTGTTCCGGCTCCTGGCCAGCGGAATCATGCCGGTGTTATGCCCGATCAGGAAGCGCACATCCCGCAGATCCGCCCCCGCCAGAGCCTGGTGGTCGATCTTCTCCTCATACCAGCCCATGTCCGTGGCCTGGTCAAAAACAATCGGCGTTCCCGTGATGTATGTGCCGTGCTTCTCGTCCTTCTCAGCGCGGACCTCAAAGCTAAACGCCCGAATCTCTTTATTCATCATTCTTGTCCTCCTCGTTTGCGTCCGTGCCCTGCACGTCCTTGTACTCGCCCCGGATGGGTGTGTACTGGCCCTTGCCGTCCGGCAGCGGCGCATAGTTGAACAGTTCCCGGATCTCATCGATTGTCAGCACACCGCGGTCGCCCAGCTGCTGTGCCATGCTGATCTTCGCAGTAATGTTCATATACTGCAGCCGGTTGGCAGTGAACGTGATCCGGTTCCCGCCGTTCCGCTCGCGCTCGGAGAAGACCATCTTCGTCAGCGCGTCGCTCAGCTTGATTGCGAACGGTTCAATGGATCCATTGAAAAAGGCGTCCAGCTCGTCGCCGGTCGCCTCGTTCCGGATAACCTTCTCACTTACCCCGAAGTAGTCGCAGACGTTCTCTTTGATCTGCCTGGTCTGCTCCGGATCCACGGGCATGTTCCGCTGGCTCAGTTCCTTGATGTTCGTCATCTGGTTGCCGAACAGAAGAAGCCCGCCGCCCGTGCCGGCTGCGAAGTTGTTCTTGTCGAACCGCTCGCGCTCTTT